ACGGTAAAATTACCATGAGAGAAAGCCCCTGTAACTATATCTGCAAACAAGGTGGATGTGGTTCTGTCAATGGACGTGATTGCCCCGGCAGAAACTGGTCCTTCGTCAGAATCATTATCAAGGTAGAGTTCGTCACCGACCTCAAACTTGTAAGAGTCTTCCAGAGAAACATAAACATGACCGGAAGCGGCATTCTGTACCAAGGGAGCAACCCCTATAGCCGAATCAGCCCCAAGAACAACTGCGGTTGAAATAGGAACATAAGGAACCAATTTGCCCTGGGCTCCACCTCCCAAAGTAGACAGATTGATTGCCATCACAGTCCCTGCCTTCAAATAACCGTATCCTGCCTGAATCGTTTTATCAATTATCAGAGCAATATCCCTGACAGAATGAAAAAGCGGTTTTAAACCAGGCTGTTCTGGATAACGATTCATTTGAGGTATGCTGCTTCTTAATGAACTTGTCAACATAATTATACCTCCTTTAAATAAATTATATCAAATAACCTTGATGCTACTGAACTGTCTGCCCTACGCTTTTCAGCATACGAGCAACAATTTCATCTCCTGCCTTTTCGGTGAAAACGGACTCCTCCTCTTTTGTGAAGCTCATACCAAGAATCGGATTTGCGTCTTCCTCAACGGCCCAATCTTTCAATTCAGTGTCAATTGCCGCAGCAAAAGCCACTTGGTCAAGAACATTGTCTTTCACAAAAGCCTGGTGATCCAACTGTTTTCTCACCTTTGAATGAAGCCTTTCGGGAACCTTGGAAGCCTTCAGTTTGGCAGTAACAATTCCATCAGCCAATGACCGAATTGTTCTTTCTTCCTGTAAAGCTGTCTTCTTTTCCAATTCCAAAAGACGACCGTTTGTTCCTTTTTCTGCTTCCTTCAACTGGTCCCTTTCTGCCGTCAATGCAGTAACAGAAGCCTCTAACTGCTCCTTAACAGGAGCAAAAGCAGCCTCCGCTTCTTTCTTACCGAGTAAAATAACTTCCTCGTACAGAGCAGGGTGTTCTGCTTTCAACTTTGTTAAATCCATAATAGTTTCCTCCTTGTTTTCATTGAGTTTCGTTGCATCCTCTTCCACGTTAAATTCTTCGCTTTCAGCCATGGCTGCCGATTTTGTATGAGGGTCATAACCAAAAGTACAAACTGAGCCCTCTCTTAAAACTGACTCTCGCCAGATTGTTCCAGGTCCTTTCATTATATAACCATTTACCTCTGCTTCCTCTTTTTCCATTAAACGCTGAATTTTTGTAGGACGTCCACTTAAAGAAGCTTCGTAGGGAAACCCTTGGTCCGACAATCTTTGAAATTCTTCCGCAAAAGGAGTGTCAACAAAAGTGGACTCTTTTGCCACCAATTCATGTCTGTCATTGACTGCAAAAGAGCCAAAAGCAATCTTTTTGTCAATCTCATGCTCCAATAAAATAGGAATTGTTTTCTTAGCCATTTTAACTCCAGCAGTGTCAATGGCTAAATCCCCCCAATACCAATGCCCCTTGATTATCTTGCCAGAGTACAAGGTCATATTTATGGACCTTGATTTGCCTTCTTCTTTGGTAGATAGGGAGACCGGAGTATCGGTGTTGGAAAAACATAAAGCGGATTTGTTGATTTGTACAAATTTTTTAGTCATAAGTACCTCCGAAGTATTCGTTGGCTATGGTTTATGGACATACCTTTTAGCATACCCCAAATCGTTTGTCAAGTAAATAGTTCCAAATAGAATTTAACATCTTCTTTTAATATGGATTTCAACAACTTATAATCCTCATCTTTTTTGTACTTTTTATTTTCCTGATTATGAGCCGTTGTAAGTCCTTTTCTTCCTGGCATTCCTTTCATTCCTACAGTTAAATAATCCTCGATAATTAAAGTAGTCTTTTTTGCCGTCACAGGGGTTCTTTGTATAATTATCTCTGCCCCTTGCTTTCTCAATGCTCGTTTCATTATTCCATAAGGTACAGGAGGTTTGAAAACAGTACCTGCTCGCAAAACAGCTCCATTTGCAGTTTTCAATGAAGTGGTCAATCTGACAGATTCTTCTTTTTTAAAAATATCTAAAGGGTCTTTCCATAATTTAATATCTACAAGACCTTTACCACATAAATCAAAATCCTTACCTGCTCCAAAACAAATGTTCTGCAATACTGGAATTATACTTGAACTAAAAGCTGTTTGAGCAAAAGCTGGCTGTTTAGCAGAAGCCTTTTCCATATACATAGAAAGAGCAGGATAATAAAAAAGCAATCTTTTAAACCCAACTAAATCAGAATCGTTCAGTAACTTACTCATGTATTCTATATATATGGAACTGTACCAATCATCATCTTCCATCACAATAATCTTATCATATCTAACTTTACCTAAAGCAACCAATAAATTCAAACAAAGTGTGTGAGTGTAATCCGAAGAAGTCGGTTCCCTTCTGTAATACTCACAATCTTTCTGTTGGGATAAAAGTAAAGGAGTTTCCCCATCATCAACAACAATCCATTGTTTTGGTTTGATTGTCTGCTTTTCCATCCAAATTCTCAAAAAATTAAAAGAAACAGGTCTGTCTCCTGTTAAAGTTATAACTGAAATATCTTTCTGTGGAGGGGGAGGGGGAGGTGGAGGTGGTGATAACCTCCTCTTCTTTCTGGGTATAATCACAAGAGGTCTATTACGTCTTCGCTTGTAGTCTTCCCCAATCAACAAAGCACTTTCAAAACTCTGACCCACGTGTTCCAAATAAATTCTTACATTTTCTTCCCCAACCCATTTTAAAAAGTATTTTAAATTACAATCGGGATTATAGTATCTGGCAAATTGCTCATGACCAGTGCCTATGCCCCTTCTACCTTTTAAGCCCTTTGTAGAACAATGTAACCGCAATTTATCATCAGTGTCAAAAAACAAAAACCCTATGGAACTAAGTCTTGACCAAAGACGAGAATCTACATAAGGGTCTCCATCTAAACATTTCTCAAATTCAGGAAGAATACTTTTATGAAAACCTGTTTGGCACAAACTTGCGTGTTTGGTATTGGCTATTCTTCGATATTGCAAAGTGGGAACATGATAGTATCTTGCACAACCTTCCCCAACCAAAACATGATTGTTTAAATAATTGGACATGGTTTTTATATAATCAGGACCGTACCAATCATCATCCTCTATTATCAAAATTTTATCATATTTTATAAAAGGTAGCAAAACTCTCAAATTTTTTGTTAAGGTGTTTCCTTCTCCCTTATCAGGCTTTCTTCTAATATACTCAATGCCTTTCTGGGAAGAATCCGGTAGAGGAGTAAACCCATCATCAACAACTAACCATTGAGTGGGTTGTTTAGTTTGGGAAAAAATCCATCTTCTACATAACTCAAAAGCTTCTGGTCTATCCCCTGTGGGAGTTATACAAGTTACATTCATATCTGTCCTCGATTTATTTCCCAAGTGCCTTCTATTTCGTACAGCCCTTTTGCTTTCCGAGCCTTTCTCGTTCCAGCTGTATCATGCCTTATAAATTCACTTGGTTTGCCTTCCCAAGTAACACCTCTCCCTGAAGTATGTCCTAATCCCGGAAAATCATGAAGTATTTTATCTGACAACCCCCTCTTATAAATATCCAACATTGTTAAAACACAAGGTGCCCCATGATGTACAAAGGGGTGAAATTTTTTATAAACCTTCTTTTGAATTAATGCAAAATAGGGATGCAGATAAGGCATCCATCCCTGAGTTTTGTGCTGGGGTCTCGCTCCATAATTAAAACCATCAAAACCTGTCTTTTCTATAAAACCAACTCCAAAAGAATCTTTCTTCATAACCGAAAGCATTTCCTCAACTGGAGATTTATACATTTCTATATCTGAATCTATCAATAAAAAGTAAGGGGTTTCCGTATAATAGATACCAACACACATACCTCTACCATGACCAATATTGTAAGCAACTTGTATAACTTCTGTCCTTGAATTTTCTAATGTACTTACATAATTAAAACAAGGATCTTTTTTATCAGAACCATCTACAATTATCATTTTCATATTAGGATGATGTTCCCTAACTGACTCATAAGCTCGAACAACCAAATCTTTGGTATTGCAAGTCACCATTATTCCCGTTATGTCCTTCATTCGGCTTTACCTTTGCTGACTTGCATTGTTTTAGAATACAGTTTATCATGCCAATACACTTTAGGTCTTTTTAAAAACACGGAATTGATAAAATTAAAATCCCCTGTTGTAGGAATGGACAAAAATTCGTGTATGTTGTCCTTCCATAATTTGTTCAACATAACAAAACAAGATGTTCCTATGTGACATTTGACCAATTTTCTTTTGCCCCAAACAACCCCTGTTGTTGGGACAAGAGACTGATTTATCAACATCCGAATAAAAATAATGCCTGGATCTTTTTGGGTTTTTGCTACTTGTTTTATATCCCCAACAAAATCGTCTGTGGTCAAAACATCATCATCATCCAACATAAAAACATACTTGCCAGTAACCAATTCTTTGTATTCAAAGAACATCTTATTAGCCTCAGCAACACCCGCACCAACATAGTCATACAAAATTAAATGTTCATAATCCTCATCTTTTTGGGCAGCTACACTTGCCTTACATTTTTCAAACAAGACCGGTCTTTTTGGATGGTGTCTGGTTACTATGGTCATAAAGGGAGGCATAAGTATTCCTTATTTATATAGATAGGTGGGACTTGGTCGATTAAACATTGCAACACATTGATAGCCAAAGGGAGACAGAAAAGTTTCTATTCTATTCTTTTCTTCCAAAGTTTTTGCTTCAACAAAAAGATAAGGATGCTGCTTTTCTAAAATCCTCTTTGCCCCAAGTAAAGCTTTATACTCATATCCTTCAATATCCAATTTGATGAGGGATATTTCCTTACCATCAAGATAATTGTCAAGTGTGACCATTTTGATAGAACTGCCTTCTTTCACATAAGTACGTCCATCCCAGGGAATACCTGCTTCATTACCCGGAGATTCTTCTAAATCACAAAAACCCTCCTCGTCCGCAACTGCATAAGGAACAATCGTAACATTTAAATTATTCATTTTTACATGATTGGTTAGAACCTTTCTAACTTTTTCATAAGGCTCAAAAGAAACAACTCCTTTATTAAGACAGAACAAAGCAAAAAATATTGTGTGATTTCCAACATTAGCTCCAACATCTACAATTATCTTATTTCCTACTAAAGGAAGTTTTCTGGCACACTCTAACAAATCCTCCTCATAAAAATGACCATCTGCCAATAAACCTCTTTTCAAAACGTCATTATTTGGTATTGTTATATCCACCCAAATTTCATTGCTGTAATTCTTCAACTTGATTTTTCTCTTACCGTCTTTTATAATCCACCAACCCTTTGCTCTCAATATCTTAAAAATCTTCTCTTTGTCAATTGTTCGATACTGGTCTTTGCCATCTACAATACCTTTTGAAACAGCTTCAATTTGTATCATTCTCATATTGTATTTCATTCTGGCTAAATAGCATAAGTAAAGGTCTTCCACTTTAGCAAACTGCTCCGGAATATTTTGAAGTAATGGTTCAATATCAAGTATCTTTCTACAAAACACCATGGACTTTGTAGCCACATAATCCACTTCTTGCCCATAACAAGAGGGTAGACCCGCCCAATATCTTCCATCAAATACTCTTGTGAAATACCCCAAAATGCAACCTCTGCCAAACTTCATATACTGGTCATAATGATACTTAACAAAATCCGGACTTGGATTTTCATCATCATCAAGGAAAATTATTGGGTCTCCTTTTGTTTGTTTTGCAAGTCGGAATCGAGCCTGGGAACCTACATTTGTAGGAGAGTTAATTAACATAAGTCTTTCTTTAGGAAAAGAACTGACATTCAATTTTTCCTTACTATTGTTCCAAATATTTACTCGGAAGTTTTGTGTTGTTTGAGCCAACAATTGTTCCAATATAATAGGAACTCTATCCACTCTTTGGTAGACAAGAAAGCAAACCTCAATCATAACCCCTCCTTTACAATTTAGGACTTCTTAATCATTTCTTTACAATCTTTTTAGGAGCAGTTACTTTCTTTTTAGGGGCAACTGGTTTCTTTTCCCCATCAGCATCCTCACCATCCCCTTTCTGAACTCCGGGTTCTAATTGCTGCCCTCCAGCATCTACAGGGGGTTCCAATTTGGGGAATCTTTCCTTTTCAGTACAATCCTGTAAACGCATCCGTTTATAATTACCAAGACCCATTTTCTTTGCGATTATGGCATTAGGAACACCAAGAACATCATTGACAGAACCATGCTTGACTCCAAGAAAAGCTTTAGCCCCAGCTTCTGCATCATTGACTTCTGACACAGGGAAGGTCACATCAATCAAAAACTCAGGTTTTTTGTCCAAATCCTTAAAAATAGGCTCCTGTTTATCATCAAAGTCAACTGCTGTCTTGACTTTGAAAGTCTCAGGAAAGTCGGACACCTTTGATTTTAAATAAAAAATTGCTCTGTAGAAGTCAAACTTTATGAATTTGTCAAAGTAGGACATTTCATCAGATATTCTATCAGACATAGGACCACGAGAAGCCTTAACAGAAGCAAAAGTTCCTTTTGATTGCCCTGTAGACACATCTTCTGGCTCATTCAAGCCCCCTGTTACCATATGAAGTATATCAGTATCTTCATCACTTATGGTAGGAAGTTTAGGATTCTTTGCTTCAATAGTCATACCTGGGGGCATCATAAGAGTGGCCCCAGGAGTTTTCTTTGCCATTATTCCTGTTTTACGTCTGTCCTCATCTGACAAAGACAACCAGGTGCGAAAAGCTTTTGGGTCTTCTATAGTAACAACCCATAAGTAAGAACCTGCTGATTTTTTATGGTCAATTTCATACTTCTTCAAATTTTCGTAATGATTCAGCCATTCGATGACTGTGCGCAGATGGGACACATTTCTCTTGGTTATAAAAGACTTATCCCAAGAAACAATAAATCTCTGGAAACCTCCTAACTTATTATAAGAATTACTGGAGTTTCTGGAATCTTTTGTCTGCCCTTCCACAAAACCCTTAACTTTTCTCGCTACTTTAATCAACTCCGGATAGTAAGCCATAAAAATAGAAGGAACTAAAACAGCTCCTTTTCCGTCCTTGTTTTGAGAGACAAAGTAAAACAAAGGCATTGTTGCTTTATAAGGATGGTAAAGAACACCGTCCTCTCCCCCTCCAGACACATTCATGGGGTCTATGAAGTCCACTTCAACAAATCCATCCTTATGAATTGTCAATAGCAACAAAAGCTCTCCTTCTATAATAGCTCTGCCAACAAATTTGGGCCAAAAAGAATACAAGCGATTGCGTGGGTCATATTCAATTTCATCAAGGGCCTCTTGAATATCAAAAATATCCGAGGAAATTTCAAAACCGAAGCCCGCTAAACGGCCAACCTGCCCCCGAACAGCCGTATTAACATGGGGATTAAGATTGAATTTGTTCCAACAAACCTGCTGTAAGGTATCCCTATTGACAGGGGAATCTACCTTAAAACCATCTTCGTCCTTCTTGTCAGCTTCCGCAAGATTCATTTGCCAAGGCATAGCAAAAGATAAAGCTGCCAAATCATCATCATTGAGTTTGGACAAAGCCTGAGCCGCCGAATTAAATTTATTGATTTTTGTCATAGGTCACCTCACTATTTAAGGAAAAAATACATTTTCGATATGGAAATGGAGCTATTTGACCAACATATATATAGGAAAAAAAGAAAAGTCAAGAAAAAAATGGGGAATTTAGTAAGCACCTGCAAAAAGTCTGTCAGTAATCATTGTACCAAACCAATATTCAGAACGTCTTTCTCGGAAGTCATTAGCATTTATTTCTCTACCACCATAAATTGTCCAAGCAGAAGCAAACAAAACATCATCTTGAATACCATCTTTTTCGTTCTTCTCTGAGGAACCAAACCAATGTTTGTCAGGGTCATGGTAAAAGATTTTAGCTTCTTCCCTCAAAATATCAGTTTCTTTGCTTCCCCATACTCCAAGGGGGGGACATTTGAATCGACCACCTGTTGTCAAAAGATACAATTCACTGAAAGCGAGCCTTTGTTTGTCATAAGTAGGAAATACTGCTTCAAAAGAAATGTTTTCGGTTTCACACCAAGGAACTAAGTCCCAGATACCCCAACGCTCACCACATAGCTTGTCCAAACCATCATACTCACTCTTGCAAGACAAGATTAACTCTTTCAAAGTCTCCAAACTATGGTCAAGAACACTGACAAGTCTTAAAACAACATAGATGTAATTTGGAACGTGTCCTTCATCAATCAAGAAAGGACGGGAGCCACTTCCAGGAAGACCTTTAGCAAAGCAAGTAAATATAGTCCTTGCTCCCCTATTTGTGATTTTCATAGGGTCTGCTCGGTCTATTCCAGCAAGAACAGCCCATTTAGTGTCTAATAGATTACCTAAACGAATCAAATCGTCTAAAGAAGCACTGACGGGCATACCCCCATCATCTCTCAAAACATAATAT